TTGACGCATTGGACTTAACAGTAGAAACAACTATCGACATTGGTGATACAAACAGCGGAATGTTGTATATGACCAAATACCAAGGTGGTGTTACTAGTGGCACAATGACATTAGTAAGTGTCTCAGGAACCACTATAACAGTCAATGCAAGTGGTGTTAGTGGAAGTGGCACATTGTTCAAGAAAGGTGATTACTTACAGCCAGTGGGCAACACAGGAGCTTACAGATACCCTTATCAAGTAACAGCCGACGTTGCATACAGCACAGGTTCAAGTGTAGCAATTCCAGTTCACAGACCAGTTATAAGCCAAGACGGTGTAACAATGACTAGTGGTAACATACTTACTGGTAAAGACGTTAGTTTCAAAGTTAAACTAACAAAAAGACCTGGATACAGAATAGTCCCACATGATAGAATACAGTTTCAAAGTGCATTTGACTTAGTAGAAATAATTAAAACATAAGGATAATAATATGGCAACAAGTATACCTCCAGTAACTGGCAAGAACAATATAAAACATGCTATGTTAGTTGACCTCACATTGGGTGCAACAACTTATTACCTATCCGGTGCATACAAACCAATTACATATAGCGGAAACACCTACACAGAGTTAGGCAGTTTCCTAGGTGTCAGTGAAATACCAGAAGATATTAGAACAACAAACGGTGACATACAACTTAGTTTAACAGGCATTCCAAGTGACCAAGACTACATGGGCATTATATTAGGCACGGCAATTAAAGGTGGCGTAGTTAAAATACACAGAGCATTCTTTAATGATGATTATTCAGTAGATGCCGCGAATGTGTTTCAACGTTACAGTGGCATTATAACTAATTACAGTATCAGTGAAGATTACAATTTTCTAGATGGTATTAATACAAATAGTGTTGCAGTTAGTTGTGCTAGTGTTAACGCAATTTTAGAAAGCAAAGTAGTAGGACAAAGAACAAACGTAACTGACAGGAAAAAATACTTCCCAACAGATTCAACATTTAGCAGAGTAACAGACTTACACCAAGTGCAGTTTGACTTTGGTAAAGAATACAGCGGTGGCGGTGGAGGCTATGGCGGTGGATGGGGCGGAGGCTATGGCGGACCAGGCGGTGGCTTTGGCGGATTCCCTGGAATGATGAGATAAGAATGATTCGACAAGCAACCATACAAGACTATGATAGCATAATGGCAATGATGATTAACTTTGCCAACAGTTCACCTTATAGTGCTTTACATAATCCAGAATACAATGATCAGTATATTAGAAGATTGTTGGATAGTTTTGGAAAAGAAGGTTGCATACTGTTAGGTGAAAAGAACAATCAAGTAGTAAGCATGTTAATTGCACAAATACAAACAGACGCATGGTTACCAGAAATAAAAACAATGAAAGAAGTTGCATGGTGGGTTGAACCAGAACACAGAATGTCATCATTGGGTTATAGATTATTAAAAGAATATGTGAACATAGGTAAAGCTCTAGTAGAAAAAGAAATAATAGAAGGTTTTACACTCACAAACATGGAGATATCGCCAGACTTTAATTTAGAAAAACGAGGTTGGCGACCTATAGAAACAAATTATATATATGAGGGTGTGTAGATGGCGATTTTTACAGCAATAGCAACAGCAATCGTAGGAGCAATCGGATTATCCGGTATAGCGGCTACTATTGCCACAAGCATTATTAGTGCTGGATTAGCCTTAGGAACAGCAAAAGCATTAGGGGTAATGGAACCACCTAAACAACAAGAAACAAAAGATCCAGGTGTTAAGATACAATTACCACCAAGCACAGACAACAGAGTTCCTGTGTTCTATGGACGAAGTTTTACAGGTGCAATCATTGTTGATGCAGAAATCAAAAACCAAAACAACACTATGGTGTATTGTATGGTTATTGGTGAGAAAACAGATAGTGGCACAATCACAATTAATGACATTTACAGAGATGACTCCAAGTTAATCTTTAGTGGTGCTACAGTTACAAGTGCAACAGATCCAAATGCTACTACATCAAGCAACATTAACGGTAAGATACGTTGTAGAGTATATGCTGGCGGAACAGCGGCAAGTAATCAAATATTCCCAAGTAGTGGAACGCAAGTTGCGGCTACTACATTATTAACAACTATAAATGCCACAACCAATTATGACAAACTTGTATTTTCAGTTATTGAGATGGATTATGATGCTGAAAATGGATTACAAGGTCTGGGTGCTATTACATATGATATCAATAACAGTTTAAATGAACCGTCAAACGTGCTATTAGACTACTTACAAAACGATAGATATGGTGCTGGGATCAGTAGTAGTGATATTGATACAAGCTCGTTTAACGACCTCTACGACTATGCTACGGCCCAAGTTGACTACAGAACAAACCCAGGTAACGTTACAGCTCAACACAATAGATGGCAAGTAGATGGTATGTTAAGCACATACCAACCAGTTAAAAGAAACATTAATGAATTATGTAGAAGTTGTGCGGCATACTTTGCTTACGATCCTAAACAAGGTAAGTTCAGAGTTGTGTCAAACAGAGCGGCTACTACCGCAGAAAAGAATGCGGCTTATGTGTTTACAGATGACAACATAGTAAGTTCAATTGATATTACGTCAACGGAACTATACAGTTTATACAACAGCATTGATGCTGAATATCCAAGTGTTGACAAAAAAGATCAAACACAAACTATTATTGTTAGCACACCAGCTGGCGAAAGAAATAACAATGAGCCTGACAATCCACTAGACACTAGATTTAATTTAGTTAATGATAGAAGTAGAGTAGGTAACTTAGCAAACATTGACCTTAACCAAAGTAGAACAAGCACCGTTATATCATTTACAGCAGACTACAGTTCAATTGTTAATGATGTAGGTGACGTTATTAAAGTCACAAGCAGTCAATACGGATTTAGTAGCAAACTGTTTAGAGTGATGCGTGTAACAGAAGTAGAAACAGCAGATGCAATGTTAGGCGCTAAGTTTACTTGTATTGAATATACTGATGCAATATATACTCACACGGAATTGCAGAGTGATGGTGTAGTGGGACTTAGTTTAATTCCAGCATGGTGGAATATATGGGGTAATGTAGACTATGGTAATATTTCAAACGTTATTATAGGCAATGTTACTATTGTAGATGATCCTACATCAAATACTGCAAACGTAATTAATCCACCTGACGGAAATATTGTAGGAACATTGCCAATAGCTAATGTTGACTATGGTATAGGTATAGGCGGTGAAGGCGGCTTCGGTAATTTTCCAAGTATCAATTTTCCTTTCACAGTTCCAAACATTCCAGACATAACTAATATTATAGCAAATTTAGATGTAATTGGATCTAGTGTAAACAGTAATGTTGCAAACACAATACCAGCGACATCAGTTTCTATTATGCCTTCAGGGCCAGGTAGAACAACATTTACACCAGGCGAAGTAGTTAATGTAACAATAGCAACACCTGATGTGCCTTTACAAGACCAAGCATTTACTGTAGGTCCTTTACTACCAGACTTCCTAGCAAATTTAAATCTTAGTGCAATTGGTGGAGGCGGATTCAGTAGTGCTATTGCACATGTTCCAAACATCACTTTAGCTCCAACAGGTAAAATTACTAGAGGTGCAATTGGTAGTGTGCAGGCAGGACTACAAATTGAAGAAGATGGCTTTAATAACAATATGGCAAACAGTGCCACAACAAGTGTTCCACTGGGAACAAACGGCGCATTGATTACAGCAAACGTAATTATTGATTCAGGTGGTATTGATGAAGGCATATTTAGTGCTGTGAACAATATGGTTCCATTTGGTGGCACAAATGCAGACGGCAATACCGCTATTTCATATCGACCATTTAGGCAAATAAATTACAAAGCAGTAGATGTTTCACCAGAAGGCAAGATGACTGCAAATGCCGCCATGGCAAACTCTGGCATACATGAACTAGCTACAGGTAGTGGGATCGTAGCAACAGGACTTACTTCATTGGGCGGATTCGACGATAACTTTAAATATACTGTTAGTAGAGAAAGAGGCAACGTAGTTGCAACAGCAGGCAGTTTGCCTCGACAAAGTAATGTATTACAATACATTCCAACAGATATTGTAGTAGGTAATTGGGCAAACACTAACTTAACAAGCATACCCGGGACTGGTAGAAGATTAGACGTAACTAATTCAGACAAACGTATTAGTAAGTCAGACTTTTACTTAGACTTAGGAGGGTTCTTTTAATGCAAGAATATATATTTTATAATAACCTAGACGGTAAAATTTATTATGTTAGATGGATTAAAAATGATGCAAAAGCACAACAATTTGTTGATGGCAATAAAAGTTTTCCAATGAGCTTTGCATTACTAAGTGAAGTTGATGGAAACTATATTAATCATACAACACAAAAAATTGATTTAACCACTACGCCATTATCATTAATAAAATTAGCACCACAACAACTAATCACAATTAATGCAGAAACAAAACAAACAAGAAATAGAAAACTAACAGCATGTGATTGGACACAAGGTCAAGATAGTCCATTGTCAGATGCAAAGAAAACAGAGTGGCAAACATATAGACAAGCACTTAGAGATCTAGATTATGCTAGTTTAAGTGAAGGGCAAACAGTTACATGGCCCACAGAGCCAAGTTAAGGATATACAGATATGGCACATAGAAACAAATATATAATAGAAGCATTCATATTAGGACTGTATGATGATGACAACGTATGGCGCGGTATGCCAGGAAGGGTTGTCTTTATAGACAATGAAGCAGTTCAGATTGATGATTATGCTTCAGAGTATGGCTTTACACTACCAGATTCTTAAGATTGCGATAAATACTACAATAACAAAACATATAAGCCTATAAGGAATACCGTATAGGTTATTTCCAATAGGAGAATACCAACATGTCAAGAACTCTAGACTTTAAGCAATATTTGGGCGGAGCAAACAATGTCCAAATGTTAGAAATGCTTCCCGAACACCAAAGAACATTCACATATAATTACGATACAGATATAACAAATTATAATTTCACAGCAAATTATTCTAGTGTTGTAGTGGATGCAATAACTTACAATATTAACGATGGCACTCCTAACTTTGCCGCAAGTAACGTAATTGGTTATGTTGGTGCAGTATCCACAACAGTTCCTGCAGGCAACATGGTTAAAACAAATGCCTCAGCAGGATTAATTGATTTTACAATTCCTAAAAACAGATACACTGGCCCGTTAATTCCAGATGCTAGAACAAACGTTGTTATTACCATAATGGAGTTTACTTGGGAAAATACTATTCCAACAGTTAACACATTTGACAGTCACAGGTGGGCAATTATAGAAAGATATAGTGCGGACGTAACAGCAGGTAATCCTACTGGCGATGGCAGTTTCGTAGCTATAACAACTACAGGAGTTTAACATGGCTAACATCACTGTAACAGTTAATCAAGCTAACATCTCGGTAGATGAGGGTAACAGTAACGTTGCTGTAACCAGCACAACAAGTAATGTAGTAGTTGGTGATTCTTTAACTACATCAAATACACAAATTAGAGCCGCAATAAGTGTTACTGATACAGGTGGCGATGGCTCACTAGCATACAATTCCAGCACAGGTGTATTAACATTCGCAGGACCAAGTGCCGCAGAAACAAGAGCACACTTTAGTGCAACAAGCCCTGTAACGTTAAGTAGTGGTGTAATTGGTATTGATAGTTCCGCATTGTTTACTGGCAAGACTACAGACGATCTAGCACAAGGCACAACAAACAAATACTGGAGCACATCCGGTGCGGCAGTTACTACTACTGCTTTAACAGAAGGCACTAATTTATACTTCACAAATACAAGAGCAGACGCTAGAGTTAATGCAGTATTACCTAACACAGGTAGTTTAAGTGAAGGCACTAACTTATATTTCACAGACGCAAGAGCAGACGCAAGAATAGATGCTTATACAGACGGTTTTTCTAATTTAACAGCAGATGTTATTCTTACAGGTAGCGGAACTTCAAACGCTTCATTTATAACTAAAAATTTATCATTTCCAGGTGGTGGAAGTAATCCAAACAAACAAGGTCAAGCTATAATATCTGGTAATGGTTTAATTCAGTCTCGCGGAGTAGGAAACGACATTAATGATGCCCAAAAATTTGGTGGATTGTTTACATCATTTCTTCTATCAAGTCAGACTGACCCCAGAGATGCTATAGGTAGACTTTACCTAGGTGGTAACGCGGCTTATTATTCAGGTATTGTTGAATATGGTAGAGATTATCTGACCTCTGGCGGTTCTTCAAATTTGAACCCTGATAATGCTAATTATGGCGCTTT